ACTTTTTTTTGACTTTGTAAGATAATTATAGTATACTAGAATCATGAAGAAGCTAGCTTATATAGAAGATTATATTGAGCTCATGAGTGAGGATCCTTTATCATGGCCGCCCAAGGAACCTTTAATTAAACTAGCAAGGTACGATGAACCCATTGTGGCCAGTATGGCCGAGCAAATACAAAGAGGTTTAGGCTTTACAGATAAGCAGGCATTGTTAGCTCATAAAATTGTAACCAAATATCGTAAACAATGGTCTGGTGTTGGATATGATGTCAGCAATCAAATTGATAATGCACTGTTTAAACTACCCATTAGGACTATAGATCGCAGTCGTTTAATTTCTATTAATGACAACTATGTAGAATTAAAATTTCCCTATGACCAGAATCTTATAAGTCATTTAAGAGCATCCGTAAATACTGTGCCGGGCAGTTTGTTCTTTAATAAAGAGACACGAGCATGGCTGGCAGGATTAATTGAGCAAAGAGTGATTTGGGCACATAAATTTGGATTAGAAAACGGTTTTGAGTTTTCTGATATATTTTTACAAGCCGTATCACAAATCAATCAGCATGAATCGTATACCATTGAGTTAGTTGAAAGCGATCAAGAACTCAAGATTACCAATGCCGAACAAAGTCTTATTGATTATATAGATAGGCATGGCGGATTTGAAAGTACAAATTTGCTTAGATTGATCGATTTATCTAGCTTACTAGGTTACAAAGTCAATCCTGAATTATTCTTGAAAATAGGTCAAGATCTTGATAAATTCCAGATTCACATGCTGTTGAATCGTGACTATAACTGTATATATAATAATGAACCTGATATTGTTCCAGCAATTAAGTATGCCAAGTTAACTAACAGGTTTCCTATATATGTTTATGAAGCAACCACGGGCAGTATGCGTAAGCAGATATTTCAACATTTTGCACCAGAAGAAATATGTGAACCAAAAAATTTAACCACAGTGGCACCAGGGTGCCGTGTTGTTTATGTAAATAATTGGAAGATGTCACCGGTATCAATTCCATTATTAATAACCAGTCATGTGCTTATGATTGGTCATAGACGACAGCAAATGTTACAATCAGCTGAGAAAATAGTTTATTACACACAAGAAATAACTGAATGAATGAATGTAAGTTAATCATACGCGATGAAGTAAATGTTAAAATTGAGGGGATTGATGCTAATCTCAGACGAGAACTAACCAATCGATTCAAGTTTGAAATTCCTGGTGCAAGATATTTGCCTGCTGTTAGACTTGGTCGATGGGATGGTAAAGTAAGTTACTTTAGTCTAGCAGGCTCAACATACATCAACCTATTACCAGAGATACTGCCGGTTTTAGAAGAACATGGGTATGATGTGGACATTGATGATCAAAGAGATTATCAAACACATTTTTCATTGTTGCCGGTCAATGAACTAAGTTTTAGTGACCGAGTCTGGCCTGAGCAGCATCCACAATGTGGTCAGCCAATTCATTTGCGTGATTATCAGGTTGGTATTATAAATCAATTTTTACAAACACCGCAGTGTATACAAGAAGTTGCTACTGGGGCCGGTAAAACTATTATGACTGCTGCTCTTAGTGCCACAGTTCAAGAACATGGTAGAACCATAGTAATAGTTCCAAACAAAAGTTTGGTTACCCAGACCGAGCGCGACTATATTAATCTAGGACTCGATGTTGGTGTATTCTTTGGCGATAGAAAAGAATTCGGGCATAAACACACTATTTGCACCTGGCAGAGTCTTAACATTTTGCTAAAAAATACTCAAGCCGACACGGTTGATATTACTATACAAGATTTTTTATTAAATGTTGTAGCAGTTATTGTTGACGAAGTTCATATGGCCAAAGCTGATGCATTAAAAACTTTGTTAACTGGTGTAATGAGTCACATACCGATTCGGTGGGGTCTTACTGGTACAGTGCCTAAGGAAGATTACAATAGGGTGGCTCTATTGTGTACATTGGGATCAGTAGTAGGTCAGCTTAGTGCCAGTGAATTACAAGAACAGGGAGTTCTAGCCAATTGTCATGTTAATATAGTTCAACTAGTAGATCATAAAGAGTTTACTAATTACCAAAGCGAGCTTAAATATCTATTAGAGAATTCAACTAGACTCGATTATGTTAGTGGCTTGATTGAACGAATACGAGAATCCGGAAATACGCTAATACTTATTGATCGTGTAGCAGCCGGGCAAGCATTAGTCTCTAAAATTCGAGGGGCAGTATTTTTAAGTGGTGCAACCAAAAACGCTGAAAGACAAGAAGAATATGACGAAGTGGCGACGACAACAGATAAAGTACTCGTATGCACATACGGAATTGCAGCAGTTGGAATTAATGTTCCGCGAATATTTAACTTGGTACTTATTGAACCCGGCAAGAGTTTTGTTCGGGTGATACAATCAATTGGTCGTGGAATACGGCGAGCGTCAGATAAAGATCATGTTGAAATTTGGGACATAACGAGCACATGTAAGTTTGCCAAGCGACATTTAACGCAGCGTAAAAATTTCTATCGGGAGGCCAAATATCCATTTGACCTTGAACGAGTCAATTATATATAATAACTATTATGTCAAGAATATTAAACTTAGATACCAACCGCGCTTACGACTTAAATGATATACCCGATGAGATTGATGATCTTAGATTCTGTGTATTAGATAATTCCGACCCTAAGAACCCAGACTATTATTACATACCTCTAATCTTTTTAGAAAGTTTTAATTCACCAGCACTGGTTTTAAAAATTGGTGAACACACTGTCAAGATGCCAGTGGATTGGCAATTATTAATCGGTGAAGTTGACATTGGTGATCTTGAAGTAGTCCCATTAACTAGTATAAACGATAGAGGATTCTCGGCCTTTTGTTTTAATCCTATAGCCAGTTATAGACCAGAATTTCATTCAGTAGAGATAGTTGACATATATCAAGATGTTAAATGGTATTTTCCTAAACTTAAACCCGGACAAATGTTAGCAGTACCCGTAGACCCAACCGGTGCCGATCCCTTGTGCGCCTTTTTTGTTAAAGATATTACTCGTGTAAGCGAAGTAGTCGATTTTAGTCGAGCCTGGTAAAATGTCTGATAAACTTAGTATCCGTAGTCAAATGCAAGCACTAGATCGTAAAGATAGGAAATTTTACGATGACTTGTCTGAGGAAGAAAAGAAAAAGTTCAGCACATATCTTATGATGAAATATGGCGCCAATGTTGATGGTGTTCCAGAGTTACAAGAATGGTATCTTAGAGCATTGAATGATCGTGTTAATGAATCTTTCTTTGATCTTAATCGGCACCCAAAGTTACAGTGGCTTATACTAACTACTGTAAGTCCTGATATGGGTAATCAACAACATTATTGGCTGGCACCTAAGAAAAATGAAAACCAAAAGGCAGTGAAATTTTTTACAGAGCTGTACCCACATCTTAACTCTGATGAAATTGGTATCTTAGTTAAAATAAATGATCGAGACCAAATTCGTCAGCTGGCACGAGATCATGGTTGGGATGAAAAAAGAATCAAAGCCGAGCTATGACTTATCAATGCAAGTATTGCAAAAAATCATTTCAACGCGAATCAACCTTAACTAGACATGCCTGCGAAAGAAAACGAAGGTTTCAGCAAGAGCGTGAAATCGGTGTTCAATGGGGGTTTCAGTCATATTTAATTTTTTATGAGACCACGCAAAGTGCTACTAGAAAAACTTATGAACAATTTGTTGACAGCAGTTATTACACTGCTTTTGTGCGTTTTGGTCGCCATTGTCACAGCATTCATTGTCCTAACCTTGCCAATTTTACCCGGTGGCTATTAAAAAACAATCGTAAGCTAGACCAATGGGCGTCCGAAGCCAATTATTCAGAATGGTTAGTTGATTTCATTAAAAAAGAATCAGTCCAAGATGCACTAGAACGCAGTGTACAATGTATGATTAACTATGCTAACGAACACCCCGAGTTAAGAAATGGGTATCGTGACTACTTCAGACTGGTTAATGAAAATCGTATATGTTATCATATTTCAACTGGTAGAATAAGCCCGTGGTGTGTGTTTCAAAGCCAGTCTGGACAAGAATTTTTAGATAGACTAACAGAAGATCAAGTCAAATCTATCATTGATATCGTTGATCCTGAGTACTGGAAATCTAAGTTTCGTGACTGCCCCGACGATGTGGCATTCGTAAAGCAAATCATAAACCAAGCACATCTATGAAATTCACCAGTGATGTTGACATTGATTTCGCTGATCGTAGCAAGATCCTGACAAAAATTCAGCATATACCGGCCAGTATACAAAATGATCGCGGGCTAATTCGTCATAATACTGGGATATATGTCACAGAAATTCCTCGGGATCCATTTAAGAATATAGCGTCAGTGGATTATAACTCAGCTGAAGATCGTGGTTATATTAAGTTAGATTTTCTAAATGTTAATGTTTATCAGCAGATTCGTAATGAGGCACATCTAGTAGAGCTCATGCTGAAACCTCCACCATGGCAACAGCTATACAATCGTGATTTTTGCCAACAAGTAATTCATATAGGTAATCATCATGACACTTTGCTGCGTATGCTGGAGCCTGTTGATACTATACCGCGGTTAGCTATGTTTTTAGCAGTGATAAGACCAGCTAAAAGACACCTAATAGGGCAGACTTGGGCAGAAGTAGCCCAAACCGTATGGCAGCGTCCCGATGATAATAGTTATGCATTTAAGAGAAGCCATGGAGTAGCTTATGCCCACTTAGTGGTAGTGCATATGAATTTACTGGAACTTTCTAACCAAAGTAATACTCCGACGCTTTGATCTTTTATTGATTATTTCTTTCAAGTTAATATGTGGACCCAATTTGATGTCCACATCTTTACTGTTCATAGTTTTTATACTGAATTTAAATTCGGCCCATTCTTGTTTTAAAAAAACATTAATGGGGATCATTCTATTACTCTCCCACCACCATTGTTCACCGAGATCGAGGAATTTTTTCTTCTGATCGGCAGTTCTTAAACTACCAAAATCATAAATTGTAGTGATCTGGTCATCGGAATTTTGTATGATTCCTATGTACTCATGACCACCGTAAATTAGATAAGTAATGAATGGGTACTGATTGAGCAGGTTTTTAATTTCTTCCACTTTGCAATAAATAGTAAAATAATGGTTACAATCCAAACATATTTATATGCTCAAATTGTTGAAGTCCAAATTTTGGACCCAACGATTTTTACCACGAGGAACAACAAAGTGTATGCCAGACCAGTCACAGTATATAAAGGAATAGATAATCCTATACAGATCCGTGTAAAAAATCAGGATCAGCGAGCTGTTGACATGAGCCCACAACTCATGCAGGTTGACATACAAGATCCTATAGGCCAATTAACCGAGTATAGTTTGGGCGTTAGCTGGACCAATAGACTAAAAGGATATGGACGATTTACAATAACTAAAACTATGTTGGAGACTTTGACCAAACGCCAATATAAGTTGACTTTTAGAGTAATCAATGCCGAAACCAATGAGCAGCAACCAGCATATATCGATGATAACTTTGGAGTACCATTGGACCTAATTGTATTACCGGCTTATTATTCTGATATGTTACCACAAGAAGGTGAACCCAGTGGTAATGACTTTATTAAAATTGATGGCGGAACCATATGACACTTAATGACCAATCACTAAATTTAAACGCAAGACAAATCATACTTAAAACCGGTAATGGGCTGCAACTCAGCACATATGTAGGACCTTTAGGTGAACTTATTTACGATACCACCATAGATACTTTGAGAATCATGGATGGGGTAACAGCGGGTGGTATTCCATTACCTACTACACTAAATGTTGAACAGGTAGCTAATATCTCTGCTCAGTATTGGGCTAATGTCTATAGCGATTCACAAGCTGGTAATCTAACATCAATTGTTGGAAATTTAGATTCAGAGGTTAATTCATTAACTGCTAATATCCTGTCTTTGGTAGGCAACAATGCATTATTTGCAACCAACTTAGCTAATCTTGATGCTATTTGGAAATCCTTAAACTATAACACCGGTTTCGCTAATGCAACAACAGTTCTAATCAATGGTGTTGCTGCAAATCTTTTAATAGAACAAAGTCGTGCAGTATTAGCAGAAACATCATTGTCTGCTAACATAACTGCACAAGCAGCTATTAGAGCAGCAGCAGACACTGCTATAAATGCGTCAATTTCAACATACAATCTAAATTTAGCACAAGAAATTGCCAATAGAGCTGCTAATAATGTAATTTTGCAGGATAATATTGATGATGTAGCTGCCAACATTGCTCTAGAAGCAGTATTGCGGGCCGGAGCCGATTTTGATTTACAAAGCAATATCGATGCTGTTAGTGCTGCTAGAATAGCAGACATAAATGGTCTACGAGCTAATCTTACTGCAAGCAATGTACGCATCGCTACTTTGGAGTCAGACAATTGGTTTTTAGCAAATGGATTCCACCAAGTTAAATTATTAAGCTCGGGTAATCTTGAAGTACCAAATCATATTTTACCTAGAGTTGATGTGACATATGACTTGGGCAGCCCTACTCAAGCATTTAGAGATATCTATCTAAGTTCTAGTACCATCCATATGGGAACAAGTAAAATAACCATAGATCCGGTTAGTGGTTTACAGGTACTAACTCCTGCCGGAGCTAGAGTCCCCTTGATTGGTAATGTTAGATTTCCGGACAATTCTGAACAAACAACAGCGTTTTTACCCAGTTTCATAACCAATGAAGCTACTATTAGATCAAATGAAGATACCGATATACGGGGCAATGTTTCAGCACTGACTTTGAGTTTTAATAATTTTGCGGCCACAGTTCTGTCGCAGATAGCTGCTCTTTCGGGCGGCAGTAGTAATTTAGCAGGAACAATCAGTGCTATTGTATCAACTTTGAACACAGCATTAGCCCAAGAAATCACTAGAGCAACTACTGCTGAAGGTAATATTTCAGCGAGTTTAGCTAGTGAAATTAATACTAGAAGTCTCAGTGATCTTGGATTAACTACTACTATTGGTAATGTACAGGCTAATTTAACCGCAGCTAATGTAGAGATTGCTGATCTACAGTCTGGTAATATTGCTAATATTTTTATAACTGCACCAGACAATATTGCCACACTGACATTAGAAAACAATGTGGTCTTTACTGTTTCTAATACACTAACTTTAACCGGCGGCAATAATAGTAATATAGAATTCTATTTAGGCGGTAATGTTGTTTATAGAAGTTATAAATTAAATACATTAGCTAATACATCTAGTAGTGAATTTGCTAATGTCATAACAGATGCCACCGGTACTGGAAACCTGGTATTTTCAGCCAACGCAGAACTAACTACACCAAATATCGGTACACCAACTTTCGGTAACTTGTTTTATACCAACAACTTACCGGTAATGACTGGTATAAGCGGCATGGTACCAGACATGGAAATTTTCCTATCTACTGCTACCAGCGCAAATCTAGCCAATGTCATGACGGACGCTACCGGTACTGGAAACTTAGTATTCTCTGCCAATGCAGAACTAACTACACCGAATATCGGTACACCAACTTTTGCTAACTTGTTCTACGCCATTGACCTACCAATTGGTACAGGTGTACGGGATCTAGCTGACAATGTTGCGGTGTTTTTGTCGGGCCCAACTAGCTCAAACCTAGGGAATGTCATGACGGATGCCACTGGTACCGGCAATTTAGTATTCTCTGCCAATGCAGAACTAACTACACCAAATATCGGTACACCAACTTTTGCTAACTTGTTCTACGCCATTGACCTACCAATTGGTACAGGTGTACGGGATTTAGCTGACAATGTTGCTGTATTCCTGTCAGGCCCAACTAGCTCCAACCTAGGTAATGTCATGACGGACGCTACTGGTACTGGCAACCTGGTATTTTCGGCTAATGCTAAACTAACAACACCAAATATCGGTACGCCAACTTTTGGTAACTTGTTCTACGCTACTAACTTGCCAGTTATGACTGGGATTAGTGGTTTAGCTACACATATGGCTAACTTCTTAGCCACTGGAACAAGTTCAAACCTATCTAATGCTGTTACTAGCGTAAGTGGTACTGC